CAGAATCCGAGTATAATCTTATCGTGTGTCCGTACAACGTGGACAAGACAGTCATAGATTTCGCCATAGAGCCGCTTCTTGTGAACTACATGCTCGGTCTCTACAATCCGGAATCTGCAGACCTGTGCATCATGGGCATATTCAATGTCAAGGATATGGACCTGACAATCGACATGAACCAGTCTGTGAACATCACAAGTTCGGACCAGATGTTCATCAAAGCTGGCGATACCGTATATACGAACAACCGTAACGATGACAGGATTCTCCACAACATCGTATATAAGATTGACAGCGGTTCTTTCAACGAGTTCAGCGCGTCAAAGTTCATCATCATCGGCGACAAGCTATATACAAGCGGAACAGACGAATCGACATCGGTTGTCAGGGTGATAGACCTGTTCAAGGGTTCTCTCACAGCAGCGACAGACATAAGACTTGAAGTGTGCGACTCCAACTGCAAGCAGACGTTCGACTTCATTAAGAACATCCCGCAGCACAAGTCGAGGAACTTCTACATCAACTCTGACGAGTCAAGGCAACTGAACATATCAATCGTTCCGCAGTCGAACTGCATATGGGAATCGAACGGTCAGTACTTCGACGGAAACAACTCGCTCAATGTCGATGACATGGTATCAAACGTTCCATACAAGATGAACGGATACTTCATCGAGCATGGTTTCTCGCAGAGCGGTTCCGTGAACCAGAACATGTTCATCAAGAACTCTCTGGACACGTTCATGAAAATCGGAACAGAATATCACAACTTCAGAAAGATAATCAACAACAACTTGATTAAGAATCCTTTGAAGAACCTGCTCATACAGAACACGAACATCAGTCCGGCAATCGGTTACTACAACTCGTTCGTCCAGTCGCTTGAGTTCATATTCTACGGAATCAAGTTCAACATCAAGTTCAACAGCGAGTACTACAACCAGAACCTGCGCATCGGCGAATACAATAACTTCGAGGTGTTTGTCATCAATGACTATGACATCAACAAGAACAATGAAATCGTCATATCGGCAGACGAGGAAATCATCATCATCGTCAACCACAAGTTCAACCTGTACGGAGACGATGCAAGATACTCTCAAGTCAAGATGATTTCGGAAACCAACATTTCCGCAACCGCTCCGTACTCTGCTACACAGGCTCCGTACTCTCTCAAGACAGAGAGCGTGTTCACGATGCCGGGTCTTGACAACACAAGAAAGAACTTCTTGGCTGCAAAGTCCGGAACCGGAACAGTCAACAAGTCGCAGAACACCGCTTATGTTCAAATAGACAAGGTCTCTACCGAATATGTCAACAACATGAGCGTAAAGCCGAGCTACTTGTACTTCGAGACACCGGATTATGAAGATGACAACTCGATTGCTATCAACAGAGGCACTACATATATGTTAGACTCGTCAGTCGTTTCAGCGGGCAATGAAGAATCATATGGCATCAAGAAGTTCCCTGTGGACTATGAAGATATCGACTTGCTGTCCCAAAAGCACAGGAAAACAGAATCTTTCATCATCAACAACAAGGAAACATCCGACTATACAGCGGTTGACGCTTCCAAAATGATAGGAAAATTCATCGCTTCGTTCGACGACAACTACGACTGCTATGTAATCTCGAACGGAAAATGCGAGAACATCCACATAACCAAGACGTACAAGCCTATTACGGTCAGCCTGAGCATTCCGAACCAAATTAAGTACAACTTCGGCTACTTCACTCCGAGAACATACGACATCATCAATTTCAAGACAAACGACCATGAAGTTGCCGGAGCGATAAACATGTCCATGCTTCTCGGAAACACGAAAGTTGATTCTGTCAACAAAATCAAGTGCTATACCGGAAACAAGGTGTTTGACACGAAGATAGAGACAAGCATCGACAAGAACTACTTCATCAATGCATACAAGTCTCCGTTCGCGTCGAATTGGGACAAAGACTACTACCGCAAGTACAACATAGAAAGCCAAGACAGTTATACAGGTCTCAACGGTTACCTTCCGGGAATCGAGGACAAGTCGTTCTTCGGCTCGAAGTGCATGACGCTGAAAACCAACTTCATAAAGATAAGCGACTTCACAGACAGAAAAGCGAACAAGGGCGACATAGTCCGTGTTGACAGCCAGCACAACATACTTTCGGAAAACGAGAACCAGTACCGTTTCATAATAAATATAACACAGGCTCTATACACTCTGTTCCAGAGCAATACGACATTCACTTCCAACTGGATTGGATTCACAAGCGGCGTAGATACGTCAATCAAGAACTATATAAAGAGCACGATTTCAGAAATTTTCAACAATCAGAGAAAGTGCGATGTCGTCATCGAATGCATCAATGACAATGAAAACGAGCAGATGAGAATCTCATACAGCCCGTTCGACACAGATAACGAGAATGTATTCACAGTGGATAACTTCCACACGGAGGCATCCATCGAAAACGAAGACTATCTGATAACTGTCACAATCAGAGAGATGAAACACACGGTAATCCATCCATATGTGAAGATATACAGATATGTTCAACCGACGAAATGACAAAACAAAAAACAGGAAACCATTAGTTCTACCATATGAGCAAGTTAGGTTCAGAAAAGTTCTCAAACAATGAATACGCGCCGGGTATCGCGCTATACGGCATTGACGGCAATGACGGCAAAAGCGGAACGAACGGAAACACTCTGTTCGTATGCCAGTTTGACAGAACGACAAAGGCGGGTCTTTCAGAATTCGGAAACGCGGTTCTCCATTCATTGAGCATGGATATCGGCAAGGAAACAAGGATTCCGAGGCCGTACATAAACGAAGACACCGTCCTGTTTCCGGACTGCACCATATGGAAGATAAAGGACATAGACGGTCTCAAGACAGCGGCAGCATCCGAACAGATTACGACAGAAGAGCAGTTCATGAAGTACATGGAACTTGTCGGCTCTGTCACTGTCAATTCTGTTGACACCGGCATGTCAACATCCGGAAACAGGCTTGTTCTTGACACTACCAACTACATGGGCTTTGTCATCAACAAGTCGAACATGGCTTCAAACCTGCTTCCCACGGCTCCGTTGAGCATCATATCAGACGATAGCGGAACCGCTGACAAGATTTCATTCCTTTCGTTGAAAAGCGTATATTCCGGAGAGACGCAAGCCACGATGGAGATATACTATGACAAGAACACGGATGCATACCACATCGACTCTGACAAGCCGATTCTCATCGACGCTGACTTGCAAGTGACATCAGGAGAAACAGAGAACTACAGCGAGTACTCGAAAATCATCACATCCGAGAACTCCCTGACTCACTTCTGCGCATTGTGCAACAACATAACATGGACTCTTGAAGAGTTCACAAGACAAGAAACGACTGTTGAATCGACGACAATAGACGTGAATGTTGTCAAGATAACAATCAATAATAACAACACGTCGGACAAGGATGAACTCGACGACACGTTCATCCACGTGTACGGATACAGCATATTCAATCCGGACAGACTCCGTGACTGCTACGGGAAGTTCCACGGATTGAACAGCACAGAAGTTGAAATCGAACTTGAGCAGGGAGCGCATTTTGACGACTATGAATGGAAGGTCTCGATTGTCGGCAACATCGAGGTTTTCATCAAAAAAGCAGAATAACGGATGAAAAACATATATCAAAAGCATCACGGACTTCCCGGAATCCCTCAGTTTTCAGGCGAATCCGGTTCCAACGGAGAGAATGGAAGAAATGTATATTTCGGATATGTCAACGACTTCTTCGACAGCATCGAGATTTCTGTTGACAACATCGTCCGCTATGCCCAGACATCAACCAACGATCCGTCTGCATACTATACCGGTCTGTTCAATATCGACTTGGCATCCGGAGATGTAATTTCAGATGTTTCCGACTATCTCAAGGGAGAGCACGTGACCATGCCAGACCCAAGCACGACCGTGATAACAAACGATTCATCAACTAATGTTTTCTTCGACCTGTATTCAGAAAAGATTGCTCCGTACAATTCAAGATACAGTTATGCATATGATAACGGAAACGAGAAAATATCTCTCCTGTATGCAAAAGTAGATACAACAACCTCAGGTTGGAACAAGCAACATTCAGCAAGCAGCACAGACAAGCAGTGGAGAATGTGGTCTCTCCAGCAGGACGGTTCAACAGACACGTCAATTTATCCGGACCTAAGATACAACGGCGTGGACCCGGCAAATATTATTGACCTGAAGCCGAACCTGACCGGACTCGGCGGAATCAACGGTTATCCTCTGTTCACGACAATAATCAACAACAGGAACTTCGCATATTTCGCGCCGTGGAAACTAATAGACAGCAGTCTTGGAACCGATGACTGGAAGAACAGTCCGTACTCGTACAATGACAGACTTTATGCATCATTCACACAACCGTTAAGCACGAACAGAACGATTGATGACATAATCGAAACATACAAGTCATCATCGCAAAGCAAGCGAGGCGTAGTCGACTATGTGAAATATGCAAAGAAAGCCGTTGATACGATTCCTGTATCGGACAGACTCAACAGCAACATCAAAGACGGAGATGTCATATACTTCTACACGAACAAGGACATGTTCGAGATTGACAATGTCGTCGAGCATATGGTGGTCATCACGAAAGACCTTGAAAACTGCACGCTTGACGAACTTATCGAGCATTCCACCATCGCTAATCCGCTCTCGTTCAAGTACGTGTTCACGAACGACTACAACGGCGACTCGTTCCTTGAGACGAACTCGCAGGCAACAGCAGTCTATGTCAAGAGCATCGACGGTCAGCCGCTTGACCCGTACAACGGAAAGAACTTCACGAACGCGATTTCGAATTCAGCAGACAGCATCATCAACATCGGAATCCTTGACAACACAGACGAGATGTCGAACATCGTATTAAGAACAGCAGATTCATCTCTCACGTTCGGATCGAGATTTGAAGAATTCGACACACCAACGATTGATGGCGCTGATGCAAGCGCTTTCAGCGAAATCAATGTGATTTCAACCAGAAAATCAGATGAACGGTCAATTCTCAAGATTTCAAACTTGTGTGTAAAGAAGTTCAATAACGGAAACATCGAGACGGCAGACTGCATCCTTGACCAGAACATCAAGTTCTTTGCAGACGGCTTCTGCTACACGCTTGACGAGGATGACTACAATCCGGCAACGAAATCCTTCAAGATAGACAAAGAGAAAGTGTTCAACACATCCGACACTTCGCAATATCTGTCCGGTGCGACTGTCATTTCATTCGACAAAACGATTGTTGACTTGTCAAACAAGGACAAACCGTTCCCGCTTGCGAACTTCTATGACTATTCGAAAATCACATATTTCATAGACAGAGATAACATTCCATTGACAGAGAAGTTTGGAGACAACACCGCGCATATCATACTGTTCTGGGTCACTGCGCTTGACGGCATCAAGCACTACAGCCATCAGACATATGCGGAATACAATGCAGAAAAGTCAAACTATGACATTTCGATTATAGAATACAACGGCTCTACATTCATCGAGCAAGACAACAGCACGAACGACCCTGACACGATATTCATATGCGACGGACTTTCTGCAAACGAGTCATCATGCAACTTTGACATTTATGTTCCAAGCACGGCAGAGAACGTGAAGATATATGTCAACTCGAAGCCGGTATATGAGGATGTAAACTACTCTAACTCTTGGTTCGAATGCATATTCAGAAATTCAAGCACAGTCAGCGACGGAACATATAAAGATATGCAAAGATTCTCGATGACTGTCAAGACACAGAACAACATACCGCAAATCGCATCAGAAGAACCGATAACATCAGCAAGCACTCTGTTCGCGAATCCGGGAAACAGCAACGAGAGCTACGGATGCGACCTGTTCAACATGCAACTGAATGGTCAGGTCATCTCAACGAAAGACCGTTCTGTGCAGGTCACAGTCAAGTACAAGAACGGCTCAAAGGCAAAGACTGCATTCTACCAGCTGACACAGCCGGGTTTCATAGACAACAGAAAGATGCCGTCTGTGAAACTCACGCTCAACAAGGACCTTGAATCCCTTGAAAACTCAAACAAGATTGAAAACGGCGTCCTTTGCAACCAGTTCCAGTTCTTTGTCGATATAGACATCGACGACTTCTCAAGCGACATCTGGGGTTCGTTCGTTCCGGAAGACAGCATCTCTCTCAACCTTGACATAGCGAATATACCAACTGACTATGACTTCGTTGACAAGTACGGCATCCAAGCGGCAGTAGAGACTTGCTCGTTCAACGCATGGCCTGTTGATGCATCAAACGACATTCCGTTCAAGTCAAACTACGTGTCCATCAATTCATATCTTGTTAACAATGACATATCAGATCCTTACGGAAAGACACAGAAAGAGCTTGCAGAAAGCCATATCGCGGCAACAGCCAGCAACAACAGCACGCTTGATGCCGTAAAGAATCCGACAACAGATGTAAGCATCAATGCAGAATATGATGCAGTAATTCTAAACAAGGATGTATTCGGAAACAACTTCACAAGAAACAAGGGAATCCAGTACGGTCAAACAATCAAATTGAGGAACATCCACTTCTCCGACATCCAGAACGGAAAATACAGGTTCAGGGTAATAGCCGAGATTGGAAACCCGATATTCTCCAGACTGTATTTCAGATACTATGTTGCAAACATGTGGATTTCATACAAGGTTTCTGAATCTGACGAGAGAAAGTTCTATGTAGGAACGTACAATCTTGCAAAAATCAACACGATTGGACGATACCAGACATATGACTACATGTTCTCTACGAAAACTCTCAATGCGGTCATTTGCCCTGTATCATTCGTAGCTTGTCCGTTCGACTCGTCAGTCGGTCCGATAGAAGACAAGGCAAGACTCGCCGGCTCCGACAAGCAGATCAATATGAGAATTGACGCATATACGCAGGATGTGTCTTATATTCCGAAAGACGGTTCACAGTCAAGCGGAGCCATGACAAGATATGATGACATGAACGATACCGAGAAAGTTGAGTATGTCATCAGAAACCAGTCGATTCCGTGGTTCAACTTCAGTCTGAAGAAGCGTTACATGCAAGACAACGTGAAAAGCATAACGGTCCAGCCTATACATATCGCTACATTGAAAGACAAGATAGGAAACAAGATTATCGACAAGTGCCTCACAGTCAATCCGGACAAGTACACATCGACGACCAACAAGAACACTTATCTTTCAGTGGTTTACAACGCTAACATGTACAACCAGAGAAAGCAGATGCGAAACGACGTATTCTCTTTCTTCTATAACGGTTCCGAACTTGAATCTGACAGATACTCGCAGTTTGCATACAGTTCGCCGGTGTTCCTGAAAGAAGAGGTGTCATTCGACATCAGAACGAACAGCATCATAAACTCCATGTACGACTGGAACTATGAATACGAACTGTACGGAAAACATACAGACTCTGTATTCAACGGTCATCTATCAACATTCGGAAACGGCTATAACTATGTAGAAAGCGATTCAGACACAAGTCAATACGAATCAAGCCTTGATGAACTGAAGTCATACAACGAGAACAAGATAGAGTTCCCATATGAGCGAAACATATCAGTCATCTCTGCATCATCGCCATTCAGACCGCAAGTCGGATACTGGTTCAGAACATTGCTTTACCAGTTGAAGTGGCAGTATCCTAAATACTACACAGACGACGAACAGAACGAGAAAGTAGACGCGTTCGACATCGTGGACAACGGAACATACATCACTGCAAGCAATAACGAATATATGATTCCGTACAACATAACGCATAGCATATATCCGAGATGTGCATATGATGACGAGCATGATACGGCAATCGTTTTCATGCTGAGGTGCCCGAGCATCGTCAAGGAGAACCAGTACAAGCTTGAAAGTTCAGACATTCTATACAACCACGAAGAAAGTGATTACAATGCAAACCAGTTACCGAACAATAACTTAAATGTTTTATAATGAATTAAAATGACAGAGAAACCGCATATCATAATTGATTTGCGGTTTTCTTTTTGATTTTAATTACTTAAAACAATCAAAGAAATAATGGATGTCTTGTTCTACCAAATAAACAAACGCTATTCTCTGGTACTCGTTTATGCCGAACACTATTCGACTGAAATCATCCGCTTCATCTGCTATTGCAATGACTTCATATAACTTTTTGAAAGTTTTTGGAAGTCTGTGTTCTCCGTCTTTAACATCAATGGTTCTAATTGCATCATGTCCATTGATGATGCTGCAACTATCAACAAAGTTCCCCATCGTCGTTGCATCTCCAAAAACAGAATTAACTACATTGCGGTCGTTGCATTTTCCAAAATATCTCCATGTCAGCAGTTTTGGAAGTTTTTTCATATATTTTGAAAAAGTTCCACAATCAACAGGAATCTCATCAAGCAACGAATCATTTTCAAAAAGTTGTTTTCTTGCAATAACCAATGCTTCTCTTATAATTTGTTTGTCTGACATAAATCTTTTTCAAGTCATTATAAGATATTTATTATAATTTCAAAAAAAATTCATTTTCAGAACTATCTAATAATGAGTATTTTATATAATTTTTACAAAAAATTTACATAAATTTACACAAAAACTGAAAATTTTATTGATAAATAACAAACAAAAAGAAATCATAAGACAATTCTATGCCCAGATACTGCAAACTGTCAGACTATGCAAAGAAATACGGAGTCACATACAGGACCGCTTTCAACAGGTTCAATGCAGGAAAGATAGAAGGAGCAATAAGAGACAAAACTGGACACATTTGCGTTCCCATCGACTACATCCAGAATGCATCATCAACGAATGTGGTCATATATGCCACTGCTCTTTCAAACAAGGAAGAACACATCAGGAAACTGAACGAGCAGATAAGCACCATCAAGAAATACTGCAATGCAAAGGGATATCATGTCACCAAGATTGTAACAGAGTTCGCATCTTCCATCACAGCAAGCCATCCAAAACTTATCGAACTGATGAAAGACAACTCTTGCAAGCATATCGTCATCGACAATCCGGCAACAGTCTCCCGTTTCAGTTTCGACATCATCAGAGAACTGTTCGAATCATGCGGAAAGGAAATCGAGGCGATGAACACCGAAGACTATGACAAAAACGCACTTCGCGAAGACTTTGTCAAGGTCATCTACAATGTCTGCAAGACTCTCAACAACCAGAAGATTCCGAAGAAGAACATAATGAAACTAATCGACAATCTATCATTAAGCACAGAAGAAAGCAAATTGAGCGCATCATAATAAAGAAATGAACATAAGCATTATCGTGGCGATAGCGAATAACTATGCTATCGGAAAGAACAATGAACTAATATATCATCTCTCGAACGATATGAAAAAGTTCAAGTTCCTGACACAAGGAAACACTGTCATAATGGGCAGGAAAACATTCGAATCGCTTCCGAAAGGCGCGCTGCCGTACAGAAGGAACATCGTTCTCACAAAGCATCCAGAAACACTTGCAGACGTGCCGAACATCGACATATTCACATCTCTTGAAGAAGCATTAAAAGACTGCAAGGATAGGTTCGACAAGAAACTAAACTATTCGGATGAAGTTTTCATCATCGGCGGAAGTTCCGTCTATGACGAAGCGATCAGCATAGCAGACAAGATGTTCATCACAAAAGTGCATGACACTCCGGAAGATGCGGACACTTTCTTTCCCGAATTCGACTTGAACGACTGGCACCAAACATCAATCGAGAAGTTCGATGCAGATGACAAGAACAAGTTTCCTTACGACTTCATAGAACTTGAACGAAACGAGAAAAAGCCGATTTTTTGATAAATAAAATATATTCTATTCGGAAAAACAGCACATGGCAAAGAAATACATACTAAGGTCATTCAAGCCCGGCACGAAGAGTCACAACAAGGTTAACAACACCCTTGTGAACCTGAGCACGCTCGGACTCAACAAGCAGCAGAGTATTCTGAAGAACTCGATTTCAATGGGTGCTTCTGAAACGACACGATACAACAGCTACTCCACAAACACACTGATGCCATATGAGGAAGACTTCGAGAACGAGGCATTCCAGAAGTACAAAGACATCACGAAGAACGGAACAAGTTCATATGCATACTATGACCTGAGTTATCCTCAAAGAGTCGAGTACCTTAGATACTTTTCACAGCATCAGACAATATCGTTTGTTCTTGACACGATAGCGGACGAGACAATCGTATTCGACAAGAATAACTATTTCGCATATCTTGACACAGACAAGCTCAAGTCGAACCTGAGCGCAGGAAACGAAATCGGCGAGAAGCTGATAGAGACATGCGACCGTGCTTTCCATGACGTTTATCTCGCTTTCGGTTGGGACAAGTCAAACGGCGCATGGGATATCTTCAAGAAGTTCCTCATAGACGGATACCTCTCGTTTGAAATCATATACAACGACCCGGACAACCCGACAAAAATCATCGGTTTCAAGTATATCGACCCTGTTACTCTCGAACCGTCCATACAGATAGATTCCCAAGGCAGAGAAATAAAAGTTTGGTACCAGAGCAGGGGAGACAGTAACGAGAGAATCATTCCGGACACGCATCTTATCTACATCAACTGGTCAGACGGCATCGCGGGAGAGCAGAACAGAATATCTTATCTTGAAGGATTGACAAGGTCGTTCAACATGCTTTCTCAGATTGAGAACTCCCGACTGATATGGAACATCCAGAACGCGCAGAAGAGAATGAAGATTATCGTTCCGGTCGGAGACATGCCGCCATACAAGGCAGACGCGCTGATGAACCAGTTGAAGGCAGACTGGAACGAAGAAACGCATATAGACCTGTCAAGCGGTGAAATGGTCGTGAACGGTCTACCGCAGTTCTCGTTCACAAAGACATACTTCTTCCCGCAGAGAAATAGCGGTTCTGTTACAATAGAAGAACTTGCTCCGGAAGGATATGACCTGAACTCTATAGAGCCTGTAAAGTATTTCTGGAGAAGATTCATCCTTGATACGAAACTTCCGGCAAACAGATTCCTTATCGACCCTACAGGAGACGGCGGTCATCAGATAATAGCGGATGACTCTGCAATCACAAGGGAAGAATGGGCTTTCAGCAGATTCATCAACAGAATACGAAGCATTTACAGAGAGATATTGCTGAAGCCTCTCTGGATTCAAATATGCCTGTATATTCC